TTACCCTCCAGCCTTTGGTGGCATGAGTGACCTTCCGTCGCTTGCGATTTCGTATCCATGCGACTGCAGATATCGAAGCTCCGCACCGGTGAACGTGTCCTGCTTGATCATATCGACCGGCACCGAAAGCCGGATCGTATCTCGGTTAGCGATCGCCATATCGAGTACGTGTTGGTTCGCCGCGAGCTGTTGTGTCGGCGTGGAGTAGTTCCAAGTGTCCCCAATATCGAAGTAGCTGGCTCCCCGTTGCTGAGCTACATCGATGTACGAAGGGCCACCAGGAATTGGGTTTCTGTACGGCCCCAGGACTGTTTCCCCGCTTCCAGTGAGGTGCTGTTCTGCGAGAGCGCGTAATTCCGGGCTCATCACGTCGACCGGGTTGGGGATATTGAACTCAGGTCGTGCCGTGTCTATCGGGTTGTCGAAGTCGAACGGAGCCGGACTACCGCCTGGCATCCCGTGCCCACCAGGACCGCCCCCGTGATCCCCTACGCCGCCCGAATGGTCACCGCCAAAGCCACCGCCCCCACCGCCGCCGTGGTCACCGATGGTGCCTGAGTGCTCACCTGTGAACGGGCCTATCTCACCACTGCTATGGCCACCACTGGGAGCGTCCACGTTGGGGTGCGGTGGGCCGTCGAAGAGATGTCCACCGGGCAGGTCGTGGAGCATGCCAGGCGAGTCAGGGAGAGCGCCACGCGCGGCTGCGCTCTCTTCGACCCCGAGCCGACCAAGTGCGCCCTCCCCGCCTAGTGGCGCTGTCGCCCCGATGATTGCGCCGTCGACCGTGGTCTTGCCGATGTTCTCGGGGATCTTCTCGGGGTGTTGGTATGAGGTGACGGCCTGATCGATCATGTTCTTGGCGTCTTCGGCCATCGCAGCACCGGGGAACAGTGTGCGTTCGATCTGGTGCTCAAGGCCTTTCGCGCTGTTCGTCCATGATTCGGCGAACTTGTCGGCGCCCTTGAGTCCCGCCTTGCTTTTGACCTCGTCGATCGTTCCGTCGATGCGGTCGTTGGCGCCTTTGAGGAACTGTTTGGCCACGCCAGAGCCGAAGCCGTCCTGCGGTTTGGGGGCGCCGGGCATCTTGTCGAGCGCGCCGACCGTTCCGGTGAGGCTGCCTGCCTTGCTGGGGTCGATCGTCAGCTTGTCGCCCGCGCCAGGTGTCTTCGGGTACCACTCTTTATAGTTCGCTTGCGTGTCGGCGCCCGCGGCGGCAGCAGCGGCCTTGGTTGCGCCGGGATCACCATCGGGGTTGGGGGCGGCCAAATTCTGCAGTCCAGCTGCTACTCCGTCGGGCTTGATGGCCGAACCTGGCATCGCGGGTAGTGCGCCGGTGGCGTTGGCGGGGCTGGTGGCCCCGGATGCGTCGGTGGCGTGGATCCCGGCGGCCAGATCGTCATTAGCCTGTCCACCGGCAGCGCAGAGCTGTTTGATGGTGTTGGCGATGTAGTCCCGGTCGGCTTTGTTGAAATCCTTGGTCAGCGGCGTGACCTCGCCGGTTGTTTCGTTGATGGCGAACTTTCCTGCTGCTTCGTTCTCCAACTTGGTCAGCAGCTGTTTGAGGCCCTCGAACTCATCGCCTGCCCCATCAACTTTCCTGGCAGCGTTCTCGTAGGCCTCGGCGTCGCGGCCTACCCCTTTGGCGAAGTGCCCGATTTCGTGGTCGGCGTTATCGGCGGCCACACCCGTCCAGGTGCCCTTATGCGGCAGGTCTGTAACCCCGGCTTGGGTGGCACGCATCGAGGTGGCTTTGGCGCGCAGGCCTGTGGCTATGTCGCGGATCGACTGGACGCTGACTTTCTTGAGTTCGCCCACCGACAGTGACATCAGGAACCCCCGTAGGCGCGGGTGTTGAAGATCCTGACCTTCGACTCCTCATCGGTGGTGGTGAACGCGTACCCGCAGGTGTCGAAGGCATCCCGAAAATGCGTCAACTCGTTGGTGATATGCAGTGACTTGGCTTGCAGATCAGTGGATTTGACTGCCAGGGCGGACGCGGCTGCGCCCACCAGCCCGGAGGCTGCCCCGGCAATCTTGGCGTCCGCCGTCTTGTGGGCATCTACGTGTTCGCGTAAGTGCTTGTCTACCGCGTTGGCCGAGGCATGCAGCCGCTCGGGTGTCACCTGCAACGGATCAGACAAATTTGGCACCCCCGATCGGCTCGCCCAGCAACGCACGAAAACACAACTTTGCCGCACACTACAGCAGCACGAGCCGATCAGCCCCGAACTTGGACGTACACCGTCAACTCCAGGTTCAGCTGCCGGGGCCGCTAGTGTCGGTTTTCGTCGGGGTTGAGGGATCGCCGTCGGGCGGATTGGACGGCTTTTGCGGTGCGGCCCAGTTGCAAGGCCGCGTCCACGATGCGGATGTTTTTGTCGCAGGCGATCTCGAACTCCTCATCGGTCCAGGGCTCGCCGTGATGGGTGGCGGTCGGGCGCGTTTCGTCCTGCATCCGCTGAGAGAATTCCCGCGACCGTGCCCGATCCTCGGCAGGGTCGATGGTGCGCTCCCTGAACTCTCGCCCGAACTCCTGACACGGCTCGCATTGGCAGCCGTGGAACCGCCACGCCAACAGCGTTCCGTGCGCATCGTCGGGCACCTGGCGCCCGTACCGGCGCCGCGCGTAGTACACGGTGCCAACTGAGCGGTTCAGGCGTTGGGCGACCTCAGCGGTAGAGAGCGTGTCGTCAAGTAGCACTTCGATATCGGCTGGTGTCCATCGGCGTCGGCGATTCGATTCGCCGGTGCGGCCGTGCGAATACATGGCCCGTGCCGAACGGACCGCCCCCACCGTGCGGCCCAACTCCTTAGCTGCCTGCGACACCGTCAATGTCCGATCCAACGCCACCTCTAGATCAGCGTCAGACCAGCGCTGCGGCCCTCGCTCCGCTTTCGGCTTCGGCACATCGTTGGCGTAAGCGATACGGGCCTGCTCCACCGCAGTAACCGAGCGTCCCAACTGTTCGGCGACCTGGCTCGCGGTCAGCGAGCGATCACGCAACACCGCGAGGTCATCATCTGACCATCGCCGCATCCCACGTCGCCCAGCCACAAGGCCAGAAGTCTACTTCTGTGTCTCCGTGCACACCGTGAACCGGCGCACCGCATGCGGGAAACCTCCGGTCGGGCAATCAGCGTTCGTCGTCGTATTCAAGATGAGGTTCAGCGGCTTCTCACGTTTCGGCTTCGACGCGTCATCACAGGCCGCACGAACCGCCGTCACCTTCCCAATGCTGAGACAATCGTTGGCGCTCCAGGCGTAATCCAGACACGCCGTGAACTCGCCCTCGTCCGGATACATATAGAACTTGTGATCCACATCTGCCGGGCACTCGGCAGGCGTCGGAACACGCTGAATCACCTTGTAACCGTTGGACGGCGAACCACAATCCACCACCTTTAGCTTCGCCGCCGTACTAGGCCCATCCAAACTCACACACGCACCCACCGGCGCAATAGAAGCACCCGGTATCCCAGGCGCCTGCTCCGGAAACTGGCCGGGGATTTGATCGAATGCTTGCTGCGGAGTGGCTTTAGGGGTCACGGCGGGCGAATCCGCCCCGTTGCATGCCGCGGTTGCAGCAGCTACAGCTAATACCGCACAAGCCAGCTTAATCGCCACTATGTCCCGACCTGCCCAGCTTCCGGTACAGGTAGACCACGTACCCCAAACCGTAGATACCGACGACTCCCTCGGCGAGCACGAGATAAAGACCCGCCTGCGAAACTGCCCCGATGATCGATCCAGCTATCAAAAGAATAGACCCCACCGCTATTAAGGCGATCACAAGTCTCGGGTTCGACCTCATTGTTCTCATCCGCCCTTCCAATACGCCTATTACCTATTCGCGCAATCGATTCCGTTGATCACAGCGCCAGTAGTGACGACTCCACCACCGAGGATTGTCAGGCCCGTTGCCACCGCAGGCACCCCGATGGCTGCACCCGCCCCAGTCAACGATATTAGTCCCCCAGCCGCGACTAACAGACCACCCACAATTCCCATACCGATGTTCATCTTTTCACCGGTCGTGCACTGATTTTGTTCATGCTGCTGTTGTTCCAGCTGTTCAATCTTTTTGTCCTGCTCGGCGATCTTCTCGTCTTTCGCCTTGTTGGCTTTCTCGAGATCCTCGATCCTCTGCTCAAGGCTAGGTTTCTCCGTGGTGTTGGGTGGGCACGCTCCGTCACACGGCGACGGCGTGGGTGTCGGGTCCAGCCAGGGGTCAAACCAGGCGGGACTGCGCCCACCGCCACCGGCCACAGTTCCGCCGACGCTCACCAACGCCGCGGCTGGGGTGTTGCCCATCTGCAGCATGGCGGCTTGGCACTTCTGCTGCTTCTGGTCCAGCTGCTGCGTGGTGTCGTCCTGCTTGTTCTGCGGCTGCTGAGTCTGCGTGGGGGCCTGGCTCGGCTGCTGCTGTTGCGGCTGTTGGCCCTGCTGCGGCGACTGCTGTTGCGGCGCCTGGTAATCAGGGTTCGCCTGGCCGGGACCCTGCGTGTACGGCGTCGCGGTCTGATAGTCAGGGATCTGCGTCCCGTGGGCGGGCTGCTGAGCCTGCTGAGGGGCTTGCTGGCCACCGGACTGGCTGCCCTGTTGGGGTGCGCCTTGTGCGCCGGTTTGGTAGATGGAGATGCCGTTGTCCTGGTTCAACGGCGGCTGGTTACCGCCCTGATACTCGGGCTGCTGTGCAGGCATTGACGGGGGCTGGAAGCCGCTCCCGCCACCGGGCGGGCCGTCCATTCCGCCTGGTCCTGGAGGTCCAGTGGGGTCCGCCGCGACGGTCGCGACAGTCGAGAAGCCGCTGCCAGGCACCGTGTAGTCGCTGACAACCTTCGCCCCACCGACGACCATGGCCACCACAGCCGTCACTGCCAGCCACCGGCGCAAACCAGGCGATATACCCCATCTATCCTTCATCACCACGACGTGAACCCTCCCAAGACGCCAATGCCCACAGCTAGGCAAACTTCCCGAAGCTTTCCACACGGCACCCCGGTTGTCTACCGGATCCGCAAGGATTCTCTTTGCTGGGAATTGGATTGCAGTCGGTCCGCGTCTGCCACCTGCGTTTTTCGGCTTGCGCGGATCACCATTCATCGCGACCAGGTAGACGGCGAAGCGGGCCCCCTGGTGCCGGTCGGCCATTTCATGCTTGACCATGAATAGGGTTTTGACGTTGAAGCCCTGGTTATGAGCAGCCTAATTGGGCATGTTCGATGCCATCAGACCCGAAAACCCTTGCAATACAACAACTCTCTACACGTCAGTTACATTGCGCCACAACCGCTTTCACGCATTCCAGCAAACACCCTCCCAGAAACTTTCACCCCAGGTGAAAAAACTCCTGACGTTCGTCAGGTCTCGGAGGGGGTGGGGGTGTCTCAAGATTTTTTGGGGTGTGCGCGTGGTGAATTGCGTTGCGCCGCAATGGCTTTGGTTGTTGGAATGTTGTTGTGGTGCAAGGGTTTTGGTTCACCATGGCCAGGTGATGAGTAGTTGCTGGCCTACGGCTTTCTCAAGGGTGCGAGCATGGAGCCGCTGAAGGTGCCAGCGGCGGGTGTTGCCGGTGGCACCGGGGGTGCCGCGGGTTCAGGTGGGTCGTAGATGGCTATCGGGATATCAGGGCCGACCACGATGGTCCAGTGGTTCCGCTCGATAATGATGACCTGGGAGTGATCATCGTCAACGCACGTCTCGAGTGCATTTCGGATGCTCTCGGCTTCCCGGCGGGTAATGGCGATCTGCAAGCCGTTGTAGAACAGCGTCGGCTGGCCTTCACGTTCTACCGCTTGTTGTGCATCGAGTGTCCCCACCAGATCACGATAGCCCGCATAGAACCCTCCCGCCGCGCCGAGGTAACGGCGGGAGGGCCGCTGTGGGGTGGGCGCTCAGCTGTCGTAGAACCACTGGCCGGTGGCCTGTTGGGCGTCGTCGAGCGTTTGGCGGTATTGCTCGGCATCGACGGCCACCAGGCCATGCTTGGCGCAGTAGTCGTCGAGCTGCTCGGCAGTGACGGCCGCGTTGCCCGTGTCAGCCTGACTATCCGATTCGGCAGCTTTCGGGGCGGAGGTGTGGTGGCTCACCCGCCGCATGGTGGCAGTGCGGCGGGTGGTCTTGTCTGAGTGTCGGTACGCCATGTCAGCCCGCCAATCCGGTGAGTATCGGTACTCCATGTCAGAGCGCCAATCCGGTGAGTTTCTTGGCTGCGTAGGGCTTCTCGACGGCCAGGGCGGGCACGCAGTAGGCCTGTACCCAGGTTGAGCGCACCGAGCGGTCGTCCCACACGTTGACGGTCAACGGGTGCTCGAAGCCCACGATGCCGACTTGGCCGCGTTGCAGCACCCAGCCTTCACCGGCGGTGATGCGCGGGTTCTCGAACATGGTCAGCCCCGCCGAGGCGAGCATGGCGCCGAGCTGATCGCCGTAGGCCACCCGCAAGTCGTGAGCCTGGGCCGGGTGTAACACCAGCAAATCGTGCGTGATACCAAGCTCCTGTAGCGAGCTGGCCAGCTGGGCTGCCGAGAAGTCCGCGGTCGGCCGTAGCGCGCTGGGGGTCAGGTTCGCTTCGGGGCCCACGAAGGTCAGGTTGCCCCAGTCGTGGCCCGGCACCACGTTATCGCCAGTGACCGCGGCCTGTACCACCTCCATCGCGCGGGTATCGAGCTTGCGGGCGATGGTATTCGCGAGCTGGGTGGTGTTCTGGTCCAGGTAGGAGATTTCGTTTCGTCCGCGCTGCTCATCGGTAACTTTGAACTTGCCGCCCCAGTCTTCGGGCTTGGCCAGCCGGGTCTCGGGGTCCACGCCGCGCACGATCTCGTACTCGTCGCCCGCGCCCCGCTGGCGCACATCGGTGGTGAAGAAGTCGGTGGCCTTTAGGACGCTGTAGAGCATGCCGCCACCTTGTACTGGGGAGCCCAGGCCGCGGAAGAACTTGTCGATCAACAGATTCGAGGCCGCCAGGTTCGCGATGCGGGCACGGATCCGGGTGGGCTGCTTGAGCGCCATATCGACCGTGAGGTCACGGCCGGACAGGCTCGGGGTGGGTGAGAGCAGGTTGGTCATGGTCGTTGTGCTCCTTGGGTTTCAGGCTCGGTAACGGCTATCGGCGAGGGCCTGTACGGTGCTGCGGTCGAGCTGCCAGCGGCCCCCGACCTTGGTGCCCGCGATCGTGCCGCGTTCGGCCAGATCACGGACGTTGGCCGCGGTGCAGCCGAGGATCTCGGCGGCTTGGGTTGGCGTGCACGTTCCATAGCCCTCATGGTTGCCCCAATCGGGCGCCAACCACGAATCACTTGCGTTTGAGCTTGCGTTCGCTTGCGTTTGGCTTGCGTTCGTTACCTTCCTGAGACTTTCGGCCAGATGCTGCAACCGCGCCGGAACCCCCACACCGTGCCGGGCGGCCACCGCCGACAACTCCTGCAACGCGCTGGCCAGGTACGCGGCGACCTCGGCCGAGACCAGCACCCCGTCCACGCGGTCGATCACCCCTGATCCTCCAAAACCACCAGCAGACCCAGGATTTCATCACGCAGCCGCTCCACGGCCTCGGGAGGCAGGTACGTGGCGATCAGCTGCAGCACCTCTGGCCAGAACTCCGGCGCATCCTGGGCGCCCACGTCCGCTAGCGCCAACCGCACGCCCTCGGGGTCTGGTTGCACCGAATGCACGAGCAGCCGTGCGGCATTGAGTCGCAGCCGCAACCCCCGCTCAGCGTCCGGGTACGGCACCTCCCCGTCGTCATCGGCTATCACCGCGCTCACAGGCCACCACCCTCGCATGCGCCGCGCTGGCCCCCGCCGCACCTTCGTTCCCGCGCGTGCGGTCGGTGGTTCAGTCCGCGACTGTTTTGTCTTGGTAACCACCCACTGGAAGCAACCAGCCCAGATAGTTCCGCCTTGCACGTATGTGCATGGCGGTAAAGGGTTTGCTTAGAGGGTTTTCTTTGATGCCCGGAATAGGGGCATGAATCTTGCACGTATACCGGGCATGACGGGTGGCCCCGATGTTGCACAAAAAACGGGGCATGACAGCCGATTTCGTGATGCCCCCATAGCGGGCATGACGGCAGCAGTTTCTTGCCCCTATGCCGGGCATGCCAGAGCGGGCGATGTTGCACGGATACCGGGCATGGTGTGGCGCTGCTCATGATGCCCCCATGACGGGCATGATGGAAGGCAGCGCGATTGGCCGGGAATATTCTGCGATTTCCAGATCAGTAAGCCGTCGGCCACCGGCAGCTACCACGTAGACGGACCGGCGTGGCACCTCCTGCCCGTCGCGGAGGTAGCGTCGGATCACCAGCCGGTTGTCTTCGACCGCAGCATCAAGAGCATCCTTGACACGTTCCCGGTTGCGGGGCCAGCCGAACTGTTCAGCAATCTGCACAGCCGATGTCTCCCAAGCCTTTTGGCCCCGCGTCGCCGCACGTGACAGCAAATATGCGAGTACAAGTACCCCGTCCGAACCGAGCCGTGACCGGTGCCCACCTTCCCGGATCAGCTCATGGCACAAGCCCGTGAAGCCCTCACGCAGCGGAGGGCCGATCACATGAATCGGGTTACGCCGCCCCATCAGCGGATCACCACCGCCCTGCCCAGGGAATCCCTGATCACTCGGCCCGCGGCCCAGCGGGGTTGCTCCGCGAAAGCACAGGCCCAAGAAGGCTGCTCGCCGGAATCCCTACCTCGCTTGCCGCCGCTACCACCTGCGCCGCATCCACCCCCGACAGCGCCACCGCGGGGCCAGAATCACCGGGGCTGTATGGGATGCCGTCGAGCACCGCGCTCGGGCACGGGTCCGTGGCTTTGAGAGCCTGCGTGTACTGCGCCGCCTCGCCCAGTGCCGCCGACGACTGTGCCGCCACATCCGGTGTCACCGACCCGACCTGCGGGGCGACATCGATCGTGCGAACCACCACCGCGCGCCCCGAATCCTGCACAAGCTGAACCCCGCCACAACGCACCGCCAACTCCCGGCCCGCCGTGGCCACCGGGAACACACGGCCACGCCACCACCGGAACCAGCCCCGCCCACCAGGAGACCGCTCCCACCGTTCGGCGAACAACGCACCCACCGGCAACGCCACCCCATCAGGCCCACCACCAGCCGCGGAAACCGGCGCCGTCGCCCCCGAACCCACCAAATCCTCCGTACGGTCATCGTCAACCAGGCCACGATCATCAAGCGCATCCCGCGCGACCTGATCAACATGAGGTGACAAGTTCATGCCACACCACCACGAACAGTCTGGGCGGCAAGGTAGTTCACAACGTCCTCACGCATGTAGCGGATCCGCCGTCCAAACCGCGTATAGGGGACGCCCCGCCCCAGATAGCGGTCCTGCGCCAGCGACGCTTCCGTCGTCTGCAGGTACTCGGCCACCTGCGCGGCTGTAGCAACTTCCGGCAGCTCCATGGTTGGTCATCCTTCCTGATTCAAGAATTGATCAAATTTGATCATCTACTTCATCAGCTTGCATCACTCTTCGCTGCTCGTCAATACCGAGCAGGTGACTTATCAGATTTGATCACCTACCGTGTCAGGTATGGCGAAAGAAGAAAGCCCGTCGAAGTCCACCGGAAGGCCTCTAGGCCCGACCGGCGACGCTGTACGCAAGAACATCGCCCATCTGCGGGGGCGCATGCCGGTTACCGAATTGTCAGCCAGGCTTGAGGCGGTAGGCCGACGAATACCTCCACTTGGCATCAGACGTATCGAATCAGGCGAGCGTCGCGTTGATGCCGATGACCTAGTTGCCTTTGCGCTCGCGCTCGACGTCTCCCCGGTAACTCTTCTCATGCCTGAAACCGACTCCCCGGAAGCCCCCGTTGAGGTGGTCAGTGTGGCTGAACCTGTTGAGGCTCACAGCTTTTGGAGCTGGCTGGTAGCCGCCTGGCCATTGGACGGCAGCGGGCTGTCTCTCATGGAGTTCGCTGCTAATTCGTGGCCGAGGTGGCGCCAGAAAGCACCACTGCTGGACTTCGTGGGTAAGTCGAATTACCTCAACCTCAAGCACAGCGCCGATAGCCAGGACGGGCCCCATGGCGACCATTAGTAAGTATCAAACTGCCAGCGGTGCAACGCTCTACCGTGTCCGCTATCGCACCCCCGATCACCGTCAAACCGACAAGCGGGGGTTCACGACGAAGCGCGACGCCGAGGCGTTCGCGGCCACTGTCGAGGTGTCCAAACTTAAAGGCGAGTATGTCGCACCGGCCAAGGCGCGGGTGACCGTGGGTGACCTCGGCCCTGCCTGGCTTGCCCGGCAGAAGGGGCACCTCAAGCCATCGTCATACCGCCCGCTGGAGGCCACCTACCGGCTGCGTGTTGCGACGCGCTGGGGGAACACAGCGTTGGGCGATATCCGGCCGTCCACTGTTCAACAATGGCTTACCGATCTCGGCAAGGGAGACGATGACCACAAGGCATTAGGCGCATCGGTGGTGTTGCGGACGCATCAAGTTCTCTCGGGAATTTTGGCCGATGCCGTGCGCGATCGCATGATCGCCTCCAATCCCGCATCGAACATGAAACTCCCCCGGAAGACATCCAAGCGGCACGTTTACCTGACCCACGAACAGGTCAACGCCCTGGCAATGGCTAGCGGCCAGCACGCGGCGCTGGTGTTCATGCTTGCGTACACCGGCATGCGCTGGGGCGAAGTCACCGGATTGCGCGTGCGTGATCTGGACCTGTTGCGCAAACGGGCCACAGTAGACGAGAACGCGGTTCAGGTGGGCAGCGTGATCCATGTGGGCACCCCCAAGTCGCACAAACAACGCACGGTGCCACTCCCCGCGTTCCTCCTCCCCTACCTCGCGCGTCAGTGCGAGGGCAAGAAACGCGACGATCTGGTATTTCCCAACGACGACGGCGACTATCTGGAGCGCTCCCACACAGGCTCGGGGTGGTTCGACAAGGCCGTGATCGCCGCTGGGGTGCCGCGCGCAACTCCGCACGATCTGCGGCATACCGCGGCCAGTCTCGCAGTGTCGGCCGGTGCGAACGTCAAAGCCATTCAGAAGATGCTCGGGCACGCCAGCGCCGCGATGACCTTGGATGTCTACGCCGACCTGTTCGACGACGATCTTGAGGCCGTGGGCGATGCCCTAGACGCTGCACGATCACTCGAAAGTGTGGGCACGTCGTGGGCATAG